GCTACTATAACATCGCCCGCCACCAAAACCAACTTGTTTCCGCGCATAAGCTCGTCACTTTCGCCGTTGCCTATGCGCTTGTTACGAGATATAAAAGTGTCTCCGCCAGTGTTTCGCAGGATTAGGCTGATAGGTAGTATGCCGCCGGTCTTGTTGGCTACGTTGCAGCCGATAAGAATAGCTTTGAGTCCCGCAGGTACGGTGTAGACAACGGAATCCGCCGTACCAACATCCGTAGCCGTTGCGTTAATGAAGCTGGTGGCCATATATTACCCTAGTGCGATAGCAAAGACTATGGCGTCAGTAGACGTTTGCGCCTTAGCCACTTCAACCTCGTCTTTTAGGTTGATAAAGTTTTGGTCAACTTCTGCATTGGTCAGCGGGCTATTCTTAGCAGTAGCGCCAAGCTCGCGGGTGATAATTTCTGCTTCCATTGTTCCGCCCCCTACTAGTTAACAGTCACAGTCCATGTAACGGTCATAGAGTCGCCCGCTTGCTTGTTAACAACTGGGAACACCGTACGACACAACATCGCGCCGCCCGATGTAGCGTTCAGTATGCCAGACTCAGTAACAGCGCCCGTGCCTACGCCGGTAGCGAAAGAGGCCACATACGTAATCTGATTAGTAGCAACGGTCGTGCTTGTAAGCGCAGTGCGTGCGCCGACTATTTCAGTCTCCACTGATGTATCCCCGTCAGCAGCGGGGGTTGTCCCAGTACCTAGCGTCATGTGAGACATAACAGTAGCGGCGGCGTCTTTCATTCGGCTAACAATAAAGTTTAAGCCTGTAGCAACCACCAAGTTAGGCACTACCACATCAGTTTTTACTTGGCCGTCAGCGCCGGTCAGTACAACGTGCAGTTCGCCAGTAGCCGTTAGTTTTTCGAGCGTGTTCATCGCAGTTCCTTATGAAAATATACGTTCAGTTCCGACGTATGCTTGTGAAAAATAGGCGCTGTCGCAGTAGTCGGTCATGGCTAGAAGGCCTGTACTGTTGGCGCTAGCCGATTCCGCTAGTGTACGCTGTAAACTCACCGTGCGCAATTCCGAAGATGCTAAGATCTCAGATACATTTTTACCTACAAAGTTTACTTGATCGTCGTCAATATTGGCAACACCGTAAAGGTCGTCGGTGACCTCTACCACTTCTGAGAAGTTTTTGCTGACGCCAAGGGCGGCTAGGTCGGCGACGGTTTGCTCGTCCAATTGCGGCGGAACCCCGCCAGCGGCTATTCTTACCACCTCTACGTCTTCGGAGGTAGCTACGCCAGTCTCGTAGTACGCCTCCATGAATAAACTGGTGCTGTCAGCCGTGGTAACAGTGTCGCTAAACACTTTAGCCAAGTGGCTAGCCCTAACGTCGGTGGCCGTAGCGCTGTCCTGCGATACGCGGAATGAGCCTAGCACTGCGATGTCTGCTGTTGTAGCGTAGTCGAGAGCGGACTTGCCTGTGCCCAGTAGCGCTATATCATCCACGAGGGCTGCGCTAGCCAAAACTTTTTCTAGCTCAAATAACGTTTTGTCTATGGTAGCCGCTTCGTCCGTCTGCACTCGCGCTACGTCAAAGTCTATAGTCGTACCTGTCGCTACAGAGTCGAATACGGCCTTACCAATTAGCGCTATCTGCCCGTCATCCGTGAGTATGGCGGCGTTAATCGCGTCAGTTGCGTCGGCCACATCGTTAAAGTACCGCACAAACGCCACAGCCCGGCTAAACGCCTCGGCGGCACTAGTAGCGTCAACAAATACCTTGCCAGCTGTCACTAGCGCATCATCATGCGCTGTAAAGGCATCTGCCCTGCCCGTAGAAAATCCCTTAGCGGGCGCGTCAACTGCGCTTAGTGAGTCCTCTAGTGCTTTGCCTGCTGCGCGGGTTACTTCCTCGCTAGTACCTACTGAGTCGGCAGCGCCTTTACCTAGTTGCACAAGTGAGGCGTCAGAGGCCGCAGCGGCGTCGCTAAAGACTTTGCGCACCTGCGCCAATGCTCTGTCTACCGCTTGCACTTCGTTGGCAAGCAGCTTAGACATGTTAAACGCGCGGATTTCAGACGCCGTTAGTGTATCGTCCACGTTAATAAGCGTGAAGAATTTGCCGGTCTCCGCGCCAGTCACCAATAGAGACGCCCTGACGGACGCCGACAAAGCGCCTGCGCTTCCGACAGCAGACATCGCCGCTGTTTTAGCAATAGCATTTATGGCTTTAGAGCTTAGTTTTGCCGTGCCCAAAACGGCTCGTGCGCGAGAAGCCAGAACCCTGTAAGTCGCTAAAGCCTTAAGGCGCTGTGGCTTTGGCAGCTTAGACATTTAAAACTGTGCGCGGACTTGGAACTTGGTTAATGAGTACACGGTCTGGATACTAGAGTCCGTAAAAGTAACCTCTAGCTCCCCCTCGTAGGGGCCGGGAGTTATATCCAAATTGCCGGTGCCGAACTGGAACGCAACACGTCCGCCGATACCGGGCACTTCATACTGCTCGCCGACGCCAGATAGAGACACGACGCCGTTAGCGTCTTCTATGCCGGACTGTAGGTAGCCAGTTAGCGTAAACAGCAGCGCGGAAGATCCAGCAGCGCGGAACTTGAGAAGCACCGTGGCTCCGGTCAAGTCTACAATGGCGCCGGTCGTCTCGTCAGATACGACATACTTAAGCTGAGGCCGCGTATCGCCTTGAACGAGTTTTATCTTGGTAGACATGGCTTAATCCTTTGGTGCGACGCCGGTTGTGCCGCTTAGCTCAATGCCAAGCATAGACTGGTATAGCTGGTAGTACGCCGTAGCGCTTGCCGCGTTTACGGTCTCTGAGTCTTTACTAAACGCGCGGTACAAAATGTAGTTTGCTAGCGCGTTAGCGTATATGTCTTGCACGGCTAAATTACCAATCACTGCGGTATACAGCGCGCCGTCAGCGGGCTCGCTAATATCTTCCGGGTACGCGGAGTAAACCATCTCAACTGACGCACCTGCAGAAGCTGGCGGATACACATAAAATATGCGCGGCTCTCTAGCGTCAAACGTGTAGTGTCGCAGCTCAGATGCACCCGCTTTGCTGTACCAGTCGGGGTTGTGCGCATCTAGGATTAGGCGACTAGTAAGGCGGATAGCCCTTTGCGAACCAGTGGTGTTTCTAATAACCTCTAGCAGCTTGGCTCCAACCGGCGGCAGAACCTGCCGGGCACCGGCGGACAGCGCTAGTGTGGCTTGCGTAGATGTCGCGTCTGGGCGAACCAGCGCTATATCTCGCTGCCCATCGTTCATGTAGCGAATTAGCTCCGCTGTGGTCCAGCGCACAGCTTGTGGGTCTTGTAGTGTTGTGACAACACTTCTAATAATGGACTGCGCGGAAGTAGTCATTGTTTACCTTATGCAAAGGGGCGGGGTTGTACGCGCATAGAGCCGCGTACCCGACCATACATACCTTCAATGCGCGCTGTTTTCGTGCGCCTAGCAGCGAGCATTAACAACTCTTGCGCCCGAGCAAAGTTTGTGTACGCTTGGTCTGGGATCTGCATAGCCCTAGCTATGGCGCCAGCGACAATAGGCTCTATCCACTGGTTGTACAGATCATCGTCTAGGTGCGTAGTGTCTTGCTTTGGCCGCAAGGCCGCGTTGACAACTACCAACTGCGCTTTATCCGGAGGCGGCGACAAAAACAACGACATGCAGTTATCGGCGCGACTTGTGTAAAACAAAGTGGGTGTTGCACTAGCCGTAGGTAAGCTACCGCGAATTGTTTCCGCTAGCCCGGGCTGCAGCTCGTCCGCCCCGACAGTCACACCTAAAACCCTAGTAATGTCGTGGTAGGTTGTGGGCGGCTCTAAGTCGTACTGTGCGTAGCCCGTAACACTGTAGAACGGGTCTAGGTCTTGGCGAAGTACAAGCGAAGACTCTGCAAACTCAATAGCAGCGCTTAGCAGCGCCTGATCTGCGATAGGCTCGGGACAGCCCGGCAAAAACGGCAGTACGCGAGAATAGAATGCGCTAAGTGGTTTCATTGGCAGGCCTTACGGTGCGGTTGTGCGCCCCTAGTCGTCGGACTGGGCGTGCCTAAATTCTACAGCAGATGCGGTCTTTTTGCGCGTTTTTGCTGTAGACGCCTGCGCCTCAGCTGCTTCTGCTACGGCTAAGTTAGAGTGTAGGTTCAACAACTCTTGGCCTTTTTCTGTTAAAACCCAGTCTTGGTCGTTTAGCCTAGCTACGATAACTACAACGCCATCGACAGTCACTCGGACCTTGTTGCTAAGTATTTCTCCGCCTAAGCGGTTCATTAGGTCAAATACGGTCATATGTGTCTCCTAGAATAGAAAAAGAGGCCCCGAAGGGCCTCTTTACTTTACCACCGATTAAGCAGCGCCTACTTGGGCTACCACCAGTGCTTCTGGCTTAACAACCTTGCGGCCATAAACTACCAAACCACGAACGATGTCGCCGAAGTCTGTCTGGTTGCGCAAAGGCTCAGTCTTGGTGACAGTCATTGCGAACGACGCGGCTTGCTTTGTGCCGGCAACCATAACGCGACGGGCCAAGGCGTTGGTCAACGCGCCGCCAGAGCTGGCAGCAGACAAGCCGGGTACCAACGCCTTACCTGCTGCGCCTTTTGGCAGCAAGTTAGACACGTACACAGAGAAGCGGTCTAGCATACCGATCTTACCGGTGCGGACAACACTTGACTGGTCGCCAGTGAAGTACGCCTGTGCGATGCTTGATTGCATCAACAAGTTGCGGTCGTGCGGGCTGATAACCAACCAACGACCATCTTCGGGCACGTTTTGCTCGTCCAAAGCTGAAGACATGCGAAGGATTGCCTTCAACACGTTTTCAGGTGTAGATTGGTCGATTGGTGCTAAGTCTGTACCTAAGTTGTAGGCGGCAGAGATAGCGCCGGCAGTGGCGCCTTCGTTAGCAGTGGCAGGGCCTTCGGTTACAAAGCTGTTAAAAAACACTTCGTTCTCGATAGAGATCTTCAACTGCTTAGCGGCGTCTTCCGTGAACATGTTCATCAAGTCCATGTCAGACTGGTAAGCCAGCACGTCGTTGACTTGCACGCCAAAGTACTTACCCTTGTTTATTTGCATATCTTGGAAGATAGGCGTTGGGACTTCGTACGCTAAGCTCTGACCAACGGTGTAGTCAGAAATGCTGATTGAGGGCGCCAAACGGATACGGATGGTGTCGCCTTGGTTCTTCAACTCACCTTCGTAGTCGGTGTTTGTGATCTCCGACAGCATAGTGTTTTGGTAGAACTTGGCCAACAATTTACCAGACCACAGGGTCGGGATAAAAGCACCAGAGTATGAAGGATTGGTGTCAAACGCACCGGAACCAGTTACGGGATATACAGCAGCCATGATGGCCTCCTAAAAAATTTAAAAACAGGGTTGTTACAGATCTAACTACTGGTTAAGCGGATACCCGCCCTTCCATATATGCAGCGTCGATCTCAGCTTCAATTTTGCGAGCCTCATCTAGTTTGCCTCTGCCGCCTAGGTCCGCAGACTTGCGAAACATCTCTCCGACTTGCGCCGTCGTGTATATTTTGCCTTTTTGCGAAACCGGAGCCGCCGCTGACGAACTACGAT